AAGCATAAGAACATAGCATGGGCTAAACGAAGAGATAAGGAAACAGCATGAGGTTTGAAGAGTTTGCAAAACAGCACGGGTTGATCATCGACAATGTAATCCCATTCAAGTGGGTATCAACCCCTACCGAGGATCATCCCCGTAAACGTAATGGCAGATACAAATACATGGGTGATGTAGCTTGGGTGCAGAATTGGGCAACCATGGAAAAACCAGCCATGTGGAAAACAGACCAAAAAAATACGCTTTCACCTTACCTTATAAAGGCTAGGGATGATGCCTCTGCCCAGAGAGATCGGCTGGCATCCAAAGCATCAGCAAAAGCTGGCTGGATCATGCACCAGACCCTAGCCAAAGAGCACCCATATCTCAAGGCAAAAGGATTTTTAGATGAGCAGATGCCCGTCTGGGATAACGACGGCACCCCGTTATTGGTCGTTGCCATGCGTAGGGAGGGAAGAATAGTGGGATGCCAGCTCATCAATGACCAAGGGGATAAAAAGTTCCTGTATGGTCAGACCACCAAGGGGGCAACTTTTACCATGGATGCAAAGGGGATTCCCATTCTCTGCGAGGGGCTTGCTACGGGACTCTCGATTCAATCCGTAATGCGAGCCAATAAAATGCGATATACCATCCATGTTTGCTTTTCCGCATCCAACATGAAAGAGGTAAGTCGGCACATCAAGGAGGGGATCATTGTCGCTGACAACGACCCCTCTGGTGTCGGAGAAAGAATCGCCAAAGATACAGGCAAACCTTATTGGCTTAGTGATACAGTCGGTGAAGATTTTAATGACTACCATATGCGAGTCGGCATCTTTAAAGCGAGTCAGTCGCTAAAGAAAACGCTTTTGTCATCCCCCGCAAAAACTTTGCCTCAATCTGCCTGACCCGTTCTCTGGAATAGGCATAGGGTCTGCCACTTTCTTCAAGTGAATGGCCCTTTGACCTTGCCTTGAGAATGACCCAATACTTATCACGATTCTCTGGAGGACTCCTCTCAAAAAGACCATCAAAGATCTTTTTAGGAGGGAAGTCGACCAGCTCTACTGTTGTGCCCGTATAGATCGGCACCTTACCGCCAAATAGTTTTAGGTTCATTCGTTTGGATCCACTTCATCAACATCAATCGCTTCCATCTCCCACTCCCTTACATCTTTGTGATTAATGGCATCCATGGCATAGTCCTCTGGATCTTCCCCGTTGGGGACATCCACCTCCACATAAGCAGAGCCCGTAAATTGAATAGTAACTCCGTATCTACGCATGATTCTTTGCCCTTTCTAAATCCTCTAAAAACATATCGCATAACGCTGAGCTAATATCATTGGCAATACCATCATTCCAATTTGTATCAGTCATTTTCATCTCCTTCGTTATCTTCTTTAACCCCAACAATACAAAGGTATACACCTTTAGCACCCTCGTCAATCCCAAAGTCTTTGCATACATCATGCCAATCATGAGGGATAATCTCAGGGTTTACATAGAACCAACCACCCTTGGTTAAAACTGTGTAACCAGCATCTTCAATCTGTTTTTTAGTTATCATTTTTATCCTCCTCTTCTGATGCTTTATTAGGCACTATATCGCTTTGATACTCCAAAGAAATCCAGACGCTGGTGTTTCCTTCTAATTCCCCGTTGTCATCTTTAAATACGGGATACGCTGTTACCTTCACTATATCCCCGTGCCCGTCATCCTCGATCCAGACATTGATATCCCAGATAGTGGTATTGAAATATAAGTCTGGGTCTGGACAGCGGACTGCATTCCACCAATCATCAGAACCATCATATTCATTGTCGATCACAATATTTGCCTGATACTGAATCTCAGACCGAACCATCCTGACCGCCTGATCATTCATCCAAAAAATAGACTCATTACCACCAATCGCTACGTTACCGACCATAATAGTCATAAGACCTCCTAGCAGTTAAACGGCCAACATTAGCCCCCAAACCGACCCTCTGGATCGGCTTGAAGATAATGCTAAACAGACTCACGACAATGTTGCATCCATGCCATCAAGATCGTTTTAGCCTCTCTCCTATCCAGATCAAACTCAGCCTCCAGATATGCACCAGCACCAACCATATTGATCTCACCAGAGTCCCGTAATTCATTTAGATATTCAAAATACTCACTCATCATCTTCCTCCTCTAATTGCCAATCATCACAGTCATAACAGCTCAAAATATCCATGTTCTCTAAAATATCAGCACAAATGTTTTCTTTAAGCCACTTGTTTAGCTCTACTTTATTGAGATCGTCTGGAGGAGTAATCGTTGTGCATTGATCTCCATCTTTGGAAGTATATTTGCCACAAAATGCCATACCAGACTCATAGTAATAAGCCTCAACCTCATACCCTTGCTCGGTCAGTTTGTCGTAGATGCCAAGGGCTGGGCTCCATGCTGTATTGAAATAACAGAAAAGAGATTTGCCCTCATCTGTGATCTGGGGAGCTTGCACTTCCTTAGTATCAATCTCCCACTTGGTTCCCCAATTCTGGACTCGCCAATCCCACCATGAATCCTCACGGATCGTAGGTTCGTTAGCCAAAGCCTTAGCCTTTTCCTCCTCGGTCTTGGCAAACTGAGCATTGATCTCTGGGAATGAACTAGCCACGGGAGTAACCGAGTAATCGGGCTCTGGGTAGATCGTTTTAAAAAACTTTTCATCTTCCCATGCTTTGACCAGCTTTTTAATCATCTTTGGGTCAGCGTGGGTAATCGTCAGATTGTTATCGCACCAATTAGGCATTTTTCATCTCCTCGTTATCTGCAACATAAACTTCTTCATAGATTGATTGAATAACTTCGCCCTTATGCTCATCAGCACAGTATTCAATGACATCCTGAACTGTCCAATGTCCTACATGGATTGTTCTGCCTGATGCAAACTCAACCATGTAAACCTTTTCGTAATCTGAGTCATAACTCATCTTCTTGCTCCTTTATTTGAGAACAACAAACAAATTCAGGACATGCTTGTGGGATGATCTCTCCATCTGAATACATCCTGAATGCTTTTTCTTCAGCATCTTTAGCTGTGTCCGCCTCAATCTCCCGATACTCCTGAGAGATTACTAAAACCTTCCATCTAAGCATGACCACCCTCCTCTATAACCATGTCTTCACCACTTTCAATAAAATCAGATTGATCCCATTGGCTGGGGTCAATCATCTTTGCGTTCAACATATCTCGCACCAGCTCCTCGGCATCATCCGCAGAATTAGCCTGAACCGCTACATAGCTTGTAAAGCACCTTTGCACATACACATCATAGTTTTTCATTTCTTTGACCCTCCAGATAGTTTTGAAACTGCTCAATAAAATACGATTTGCTAAGTTGCTTTTCTTCATCCATGGGGGCGATCTGCAACAGCTCTGGGAATGCATCCCTCAATCGCATGGCATTCTTTGGATCAGCGTGTAAATACGCTTGAGCCAAGGAATAAGCAAAATGCCCACGATCCTCGATCAGGAGAGCTGACCGCCTTCCCTGTTCATACTTCTGTGCATCAGTAAACATTAGAAGACCTCCATAGATTGTGAATAGGCATCTTCGTCATACTCTGCCTCCCAGATGGACGGATTAACCTTATCGATCTCGACCAGAATATCGCCATCAAAAACAACCTCGCCCACGGACACCTCTTCCAGCTCCTCAGCCGTCATGGTGAAATAAATACGGGGATCGATCCAGCTATCCCAATAAGCCTCGTATGGGACACCAACATCCACGACCCCAATATCAACAGCCATCTCTATGCCATCGTCCCCTTTGACCACGGCAGAGTAGACCTTTACCTCATACTTTTTCATACATAACCTCCTAGCAAGTTATGACCGCCAAATGGCGATCCCAATGCCCCAAAGGGCATCAGGATCACAGCACTTATTTAGACCGATCCCATTCCAAACCAGCAAGACGATGCACCTCTGTAATAAAACTCTGTAATTGATTTGGGTCGCCATTATCTAAAAACAGCATCATGAATCCATCTGTTTTATCGACCCAGCGAGATATAAATTGCTCACGATCTAATTGCACTTCGGTGCCAAACATGTTTAAAAATGGTTTTGTTGTCATACCTTTCCCCTAGCAGTTAATGATCATCAAATAATGATCCCTAAGCCCTCCAGAAAGGGCTTAAAGGCATTACTCAAAATCGGATCCGACCTCTACTCCATTTTTGCGAAGTATGGCAATAGCGTGATCGTTAAGGCTCATAACCCCGTCATACTCGGACAGCGACCTTTTGCCGTTACGATCAAACTCAAACCAGAGCCCGATGTGTTCGAACCGATCAATACTCGGTATATCCCATTCAATAAAGCCCGTGTCATCTTTGTTGTAATACAGCTCTAGAGTCGATTCATGCTCGCCTAGATCCCTCTCACCCCATGACCCCTCTAGCTTTAACGGGGATTTCACTACCATTGTGTCGATTAACTCAGCCATTTATAGCCCTCCAAAAATTAGAAATGAAAATACGCTTCTACCTTAACTATTAAAAAAAATAGATCCACTACCCTACACAAACAACAACACAGCCGAAACAGCGACCCAGACCGCATAAGCACCAGCGACCCAGACCAATAAATTAAACAGCCAATTTAGACGGGGAAACATTTAAACCGCCTCCCGTGATATAGCGACCCCGTAATGGCTCAGGAACCGCACAGCCTCACCATCACCAGCCACAGCCTTAGAAACGAGCTTAGAAAGCTCTGTAATGCTTCTGGATGGGTTAGCGACCCCCAGATGGTGCCGAGCAATAGCACGGGGCACGGGGCGAGAGTTAATAAAAAACTGAATCAAAATAAACCTCCTAGCAGATTGTTAAACCAAGAGCCCCAGAGCTGGGGCTTTCGCCTGTATTTCAGAGGCTCATCAGTTGGCTAATTGTTTCTGGATATCCCTCCCCAGCTCTATCCAGCTCTCAGGATGCACCAGACCGAGGGGCGGATAGTCTTCAGGCTTAGATTTTGCGACCTCGGCAGAAAACTGCTCCAGAGCTGTGAGAATCATCAGCGTAGCGAGGGGGTGAGAGTTAATAATTTGGGTTAGTTTTTTAGATTTCATGGTTATAGGTTCCTAAAATAATGTCCGTCAGCTTCCCAAAATTCATGGCGTAATTCACAGTCCCAGAAGGCTTGGAAATCAAAATAGTATCGAACAGTCTGGGGGACATCGAAGAACATTCCAGATTCTTCTGCATAATTCTCTGCAAAGTCTTTTGGGCTGTCATGCTCGCCCCAGTAAGCCTCTTCAATCTTGCTTATCTCACAATCAGACGCATAAGAAAAATTGGAGCAATAAGCCTCTATTACATCCATATCTAGGTTAGTCCGTCCCAGATCTTCGGCAAACTCCGCCCATTCTGTCATGCTGAAAGCATCGCAAGAGCTAGAATAAAAAGGCTTCAGGATTGAGCCCTCATAATCAGCCATCAGGATCTCATCCACAACAGCATTTGGGTAAGCGACCTCCAGAGCTTCCCTCACATCGTCCCAGCTACGGACGGGCAAGAGATCGACCCAGACACCTTTGGTCGGTATGCCATCAATATAAAAGAAACCAGCGACAGAAGAGCCAGACGCTGGGGCGGTTGCCGCATTCAAGCGAGCATTAATTGATTGATCTAAATCCATTTTTAAAAGCTCCTATTCATAACGGGGGCGGACTGCTGGGAACGGCTCAGCCTCGCCCTCATTGATTAAAAAACAATAAACACCTTCGCACAGCACCGAATCAATGGATGGCTTTCCCTCGTTCATGAGATCAGCCTCACCAGCGATAGAGTCACGATAGGCGATAGCCTCCGCCTTAGTGCTAAATACTTTATTTAAGGGGTGATCCTCTGGGTATCCACAGTCATACCACCAGCCCCCCTCTTCACGCCCACCATAGGCACGATCAGTAACAAACAGATGCACAGAAAACATTATTAAACCCTCCTCTAGTTAACGATGTAAAAAACATCCTCAAGCCCTCCGCAAAGGGCTTTGAGCTGTTTTCTACTGAGAGGCATCCTCCAGAGTGGTCATAGCATCTTCAATGCTTGAAATGCTCTGCTGGAGATTGTCGATAGCGTTCTGGGCGGACTCGCCTTTATCGCCATTCTGGAAGCCCTCAGGCATGTTTGAAAATGCCTCCTCCTCTTCGCTTAAAACCTCCTCAATCTGGTTTCGCAGATCGTCCAGCTTCTGGCTGATGTCGCTCAATATTTCTCTTCTAGCTTGATTCATAGAACCCCCGTTTTAATAAAAACATAATCAGACGGGGAAACAGCCTCCCCATTTCTCTCATTGAAAACCAGCTTTTTTCCATCGTTGTAAATGCTCCAGATCTGGCGATCTTCTGATGGCAAAGGCGACCAGAAACAAAGCGTATCGCCAATGTGAACAGCTCCAGCCTTTACCCGTTTAATATCTCTCCGCATAGAACCCCCCGATTAATAACCACGAGCCAGAGCCCAGCCCTCAATGGCTTCAAGGTCTGGACTGCTGATTTTTAATAAGTTTTGTTCTGAATCCAACAAACCGCCATTAGCAAGAGCAAAAGCCAGCGATCCAGAGTAATCTTTAAAATTCAACCAGCACCCAGAAACCCTATCAGGGCTTGACTCTCCAGCCCCATCTACATCAGTGTCTAGGGTTACTTCAATCCCGTTTATTTTCTTTTCTAGAACCATAAATCCTCCAAAATAATCAATAGTCGAATAGGTATAGATACACCTACCGAGATCTTACTCCCAAAACATATTGACAAGCAACACCCCCAGAAAATGAAAAGTTGAGCCTAGTATTTATAAGGGTCTGGAGGCGATCAGCACCAGACACGCAAACAGAGCAGACCGCAAAGGCTTATAGAACAAGGGTCATGCTGTCGAGTTGACCAGAAGGCAGCTCAGGGGGTTCTATATAGAATAAGGCTTACAGGGCGATAGAAATAATGGGCCCATCATTCACAGACCGCAAAGCCTTATAAAATCTAGAGCTGGGATTATTAAAAATGACCAGATGACCGCAGACCCTTGCACAGGCTGGGGTTTGGCGGGGGCAAATAGCGAAGCGAAACAGCCCAGCAGTTACAGCCACAGGATAAGAAACACTAAGAGAACCCATAGAAGCTCTGGCACTTGCAGACTGTCCCTCTATTGCCCTAAGATCACAAACAACGCAATTCTTAATAAATACCCATATGACCAGATTAACCAGAAAGCAGATAGAAGAGGGGCTAAAGGCTACACCCATTGAGCAGATCTTGCTGGGGGTCGCTGGGGCTAAACAAACGAAGCTCAGCCCTTCACAAATCAAGTTTGCAGAGCAGATGGCATTAGGAAAAACTAAGGCGGAATCATACCGCCAGAGCAGACCAAACGGACGCAAGAGCAAGGCGAAACCAGCCACAGCATCACGCAAGGGTCAGGAGCTGGCAAAGTCGGACGCAATACAGGCACAAATAGAAGCGTTTAAGGTGGCTCTGGAGGCTCAGAAATATACTACACCCGCTCATTTAAGGGCTCTCACAATCCACAAACTGACAGAAAAGGCTCTTGACCCAGACATAGCACCAGCACAACAGATCAAAGCTCTGGAGCTTCTGGGCAAGATCACCGAGGTCGCACTGTTTACCGAGAGGCGGGAGATCATCCAGACCAGCAACAGCACAGAGATGAGGGCAAAGCTCCTGAATTCTATCCGTCTGGCACTTTCTGCCCAGACCGCAGAAACCATTGAACCTTCTC